TGTTATCTCGTTTGTTCGAAGATCGAGCAATCTAATTTTTCCGTCCCAAATTCTATTCCTGAAAGCCGGAGTAAATTGGTGACCCGGCACAAAGAATGTAAAATATTCGGACAACTCTTGAGCCACGCCTTTTTCGCAGTGTACTTTTATGTACGACTCATTACGCTTTGTAACAATTATTTTAGTTTCCACCGATGAATCTTTCCCAGTCAATATACGATCTTATTTCCCATGTGCGATTCTTGACTTCTTGCAATATAGATTCACACACAGAAATTGCTTCATCGTGATAGATTTTTTTCTCTAACAACTTTATCAGTTGTTCATCCGACTCTAGATACTTATCTACGCCCTGTTTAGTCTTCACATTAAGAAGGAAAGGCTCCCATCCATTCTCTGCAAGTTCTTCTTCAGAAATGGTTCCGGAGTAATATTCTTCCTTTACTCGACGAAGCCTTGCATATTCAAAATTAACTCTTTTGATGGCGAGTCTATGTTTGACTAGTACCTTTAAATAGTTGTTGTGCAACTTTGGTATTTTCAGTAATTCTTTTCCTGGTTCTGTTGAATCTATTACTGAGTCTGTGTCCCATTGTTTTAATATCTGCTCAAGTGTTTCCATAATATATTCCTTAATTAAATGGTGATTATAACATTAAAGTCTTTCAATGTCAAAATAATCAAACTTAAAGGTCGCTGAAGCCACGACATGATTTTCTGCTGACTGTGTTGAATCGAACGGAATGTCCGACAAAGTGAGAGGAAAAATACTGGTAAATTTAATTCTAAATTTTGGATTATTCAAGTTGGACAGTATCGTAAGAATCGCTTCGCCGTTAGTTTTGGTGCGATCTTTTCTGTCAGTAGTTGTCGCTCGAATCCAATCATGAATTATTAACCAAGATGATAAATCTTCATTGACCAAGAAATCTATTTTAAATTCATTGTATTGCATCTTTGTTCCTGGAACAAATAAATCCAAATTTGGAGTTACGTGCAGCAGTGCACTATTATTTACTCCAGGAAGATTCACACTTTGGCAAAAATATACCGAGTCTGAAATTTCTGGAAAATTTAATAAGTATTTTGTGGGTTGCAGTAACCCCGTATTTCTTGGCTTCTTTACTAAACCGCTCATGTTCTCTCCTGAGTCTAGGTGATATACTATTTAGGAAAACAAAAAAAGAGGAGCATTTCTGCTCCTCTCTAAAATGCCACTCTTGATGGTGGTTTTTTGCTTCTTACTTACATCAAGTTCGCAACGCGGAAGATTCTGTAGTAAGCATTACGCTTCGAATACAACTGACCTGCATCTGCGTCCACACCGGCAGCAAATGGGTTAGCAACCATGCCGTAACGAGTCTTGAATCCAATCTTAGGTTGGAATGTGAACTGGTCAACAGCACGAACCATTTGTAATGGAACGTATGGGCAATAGAACAGACCAGCATCATAAGGTGAAGAACCCTTATAGCCGATGGTAACTAGTTCTTGGTTGCTTGTATAGCCACCGAAGTATGGGTCGATATAGACCTTGATACGACCGTGAAGCATACCAGCAAATGTATTGCCAGTATCGTCAACTTGTAGGTCAGCAGAAAGAGCAGGTGTGTACTGAAGTACGCCAGCCATAGCCATAGCGGATGCAACGTCTGACGAAACGATCAGAACGTTACCTTTACCACGACGAGTCTCTTTAGCAATAACGTTAGCATCACGTTCGATTTGGAAAATCAGACCCTTGAAACGCTCAACTGACCAACGGCCGTTAGAGTCGGTGTCAAGGTCGAATGTACCAGCAGTTGTTGTACCGTACTGAGCACCGTTCTTAGCGACAGTGTAGATTGTACGAATAACTTCACGGTTGATTTCAGCAAGAATTTCTGTAGACAGAATGTTTGACAATTCTGTTTCAGCGTCAAGACCGTGAATTGCCTTCAAGTCTTGAGCAAGTTCAAGCGAGTATTCAGCCTTCAGTGCGCGTGACTGAGCAGTAACAGTAACCTTCTCGATAGAGAAAGCCATCTGTGCGAATGCTGAGTTCGAATCCGAACCTAGATATTCTGCTGTAGCCGTTGACATGCCGATACCAGTTGTGAAGGTATTAGCAGTTGTGAAGCCATTACCAACTGGGTTGGTCAATGTATCGCCTGTGGTGTTGTTAGCAAAACCGAAGCGGTTTGTGTCCGAACCAATACCCGAGAACTTGGTATTTGCTTCATTGAAGAAAGCTTCTGTACCATTTTGCGAGTTGTACTTTGCGCGCATTGCGAAGATAAGACCTGTAGGTCCTGTCATTGGCTGAACGCCAGCAACGTCATAAGCAATCAGATTAGGTAAAGCACGACGGACCAAGCTGATTAAAATTGGATCGAAGTTCTGAACACCACCGCCAACGTTTGTTGGACCGCCAGCGGTTGCTTCGTTAAGCATACCCATTTGAGCGCGGTCAGATGCCATTGCTTGAGATTGATTCTCAAGAACCATGGCAGTAACAGCCTTCTTATATGGATCCTTAATTGCTTCCAGGTCTGGGTGCTCCAGAACTGGATTCCATTTCTTTTGTAGTTCTTCTGATAAAAACATTTAGTTTTCTCCTATTGATTTATTATAGAGTGGTATTTATCTAACCACCGACTTTGAGATTGTTCTAGCAACTGCGTCAACTAAAGAGTCGTGCGACTTTTTCATGGTCGTTGTGTCTTCTTCAACTTCGACGCCTTCTTCTAGTGCAGATTTGGTTGCAGATTTGGCGGTTGAAGGAGTATATGCCTCTTTCAATGTACCCAATTTATCTGCAAATTCATACTCAGAAGTAAACTCAACACTCTCTGCGAGCGATTTTAGTTTTTCTACCTGAGTCTGCGTTAGGCCTTCACAAACTGTTTGTATGGCCTGATTTTTCTTATGCTCATTGATTTCTTTCTTGAAATCTACTGAGCGATTAATTTCTTCATTTAGTCTTGCTTCCAGTTCTTCAACTTTCGATGCAAGTTCTTCAACAACATTCACTTTTTCTTCTGGAATGTCGATGTAGTGTTCAGCAAATAGATTGCGTAAACCACCGATGAAATCTTCTACGATTTCGGCACGTAAGCCGGTTTCGATAGCAATTTCATTTTCTTTGATCCACTCTTCTACCATGTAGTTTAGATAATCATCAATCTTGGTAGCAAAGTCTTCCTTCATTTCTTCGATTGTCGCTTCGAATTGTTCTTCGAGTTGACCTTCAACTTCTTCAACAATTTCTTGAACGCGAGACATAACTGCCGCTTCAAAAATTGTGGAGGCTTTAGCGACGAATTCTTCCGAAAGGTTCTCACCTTGAAGCATTGCGTCAAGGTCTTCCTGCATCTTTTCTCTTTTGCCTTTGAGAATTTTCTTCATCATGGCCTTGTCTTCTTTTTCATCTTCGTGCTCGCCATCTTCCTCTTTTTCTTCGTATACGAGGTCTTCGTCGGTTTCCGTTTCTTCGTATTGCTGGAAGGTTGCGCCTGTATTCTTTTGCATCTTCTGTACGCCTTTTTTGCCCTCTGGCTGCTCGATGTCGCCGTCTTCTTGACCTGGCTGCGACTTCAATTTAGCAAGAGGTTGCGAACCAACAGGTGGTGTTGCGCCAGGAGCAGTTGCTCTAGGAACACCCTTAGTTGCGTTAGGACCCGCATCTGTGGTCTTTGTGACTTGAGTACCAATGTCGCCCACTTCTTTGGTGCCATAGGCAACTGAAGTTGGTAGGCGTCCTGGTGCATCTTGTCCTGATCTTTTCGAAGTTACGCTTTGGTTCAGAATGTCCGCAGCGGCTTCAGATAAATTAAACTTTTTAACCATTTTGAAAATCTCCTTGGTTTTATATGTGGTTATTTATAATATTACAATTTTCTAATGAAGTTTTCGAAAATCTGTAAACTTACTTTTTCAATATCTTTTCTAGAAGCTTTGACGATTTGCTGTTTAGCTTCTCTGATATGAACTTCAGTCCACACGCCTTCGACCAACATCCATTCTTTGCCCTCCATGATTCCCTGTACAAATGCTCCAGGTGCAGAAGGGTCTGCTACAATATCTGCCGCTGTGGCGAGATAAAAATCGGGCTGAACAACATTCACTCCGTTGACATTTTTCAAAGAACCCATACCTCTAGATGAAACACCTAATTGTGCTCCACCTTCGATAAGACTCTTTGCAATGTTACCCATTGGTGTGTCTAGAATTTTCGCTTTACCGATCCATTGTGTGCCATCTTCTCTCAGACCGGTTATCATATGTGATACTCTATCCAGATTGATTGTTGGTGTATCTGGATGTCCTAATTCACCAAAAGCACGTTTCTTATTAATATATTCTTCTGTGTAACGGTCAACTTCTTTTCGCATAGTATTAAATTCATAGATTCTGCCGTTTCTGTTTTTCTTTTCAGCAACAAGAAAGGGTCCCTCAATGAAAAGAGATTTCTTACCATCCAATTCTTCAGTTAAGTAACTTACCGTTTCTACAATTTCTTTTATGAGTTTCATAACCCTAGTGCCTTTCGTTTTCTTATCGAGATTAATCTTTTTCTTAAAGACCGATTTAAATTAGGCCTACGTTTTATCTTTGCTCTTTTTGCTCCAAGCCGTCTGTGTCGCACTTCAAGTGACGACATTCTAACAACTCTACCGTTTCTTATAGTATATCCGGGTTGTGTGGCGAATTTTTTTCTTCTTTGTACTTTGCCACCTCTAACTCGAACTTTAACTAATCTTGTTCTTCCGAGCTTTAAAACATTGACCTCATCAATCTTTTCATATTCACTGGCTTTTATTTTTTGTGTAATCTCTTCTAATTTTTCTTCGAAAATATTACTCGCCAACTCTTCAAAAACTTCTTTTGCTTTTGAGTAGTTGCCGGATAATATATGTTCAAGCAACATTATGGGCGAAGACCGTAAGGAGGATAATTGAACGCTGCCGGATCATTAAACTGTCCGCGCTGATACTGTGCGTTATCTTTGCGGAGTTCCATAACAATTGTATAAGAAGTATTTGCGGCCATACCGCGGGTTTGAATTCCTATATCACCAATACAGTTTGCTGTGCCTCTTGCATTGTTTGGAATTGTTGTCCAGGTACCCATACCATCAAATTCACCATTACCGCTTAAAAACATAAGTGATTGTGCTGTGTCGGCATGCCAAAACAACTGTACATCTCCAGCCGGCGCATTACAATTATACCAAACACGATTCACTAATAAGTTGTAATATGAAAGTGGTGTGTTGGCTGAACCACCATGTACGTTAGCAACAGGAAACCCATTAGTTGCAAGAGCACCATAAAGTGAATTAGCAGAAATTCTCCTGTGATCATCTTCTTGACCCGAACCATCAAATTTTCCAGTCAATTTTATAACTGCATGTTCTGTAGTATCTTTAATTGTTTGTATTGTAAATGCGTTTGCCATTTTTATTCCTTAGAAAACTTTGAGATAGTTTGAAAATGTTTTGCGCTGGATTCAAGCATATCTTCCATTTTTGCTCTGTTTGCCTCATTCATTTTTTTATGAAGTTGCATCATTTGATTTGCGATAGACGGTGTGATTTCCGAAACAGAACCATCTAAATGTTCTACCACAACTTTTTTGTTTGTTTTTATGCTAGTTTCCAACTTATCAAATACGGTTTCTTCGTTGGCAGACCATTGCATGTCCTCGTATGGAACAGTCACATATCGATTGATTTTATCTACATAATACAATGCCACACGTTGACCGTTAGGAAACTGTCTCACAGACTTTCTTCTCATTATCATGACCGCGGGGGGATCCAACTCCCGGTGGGTTCCGGTTTTGCCTTCAGCCATAGGTATAGT